AGTTTAGTATGGAACGATTTTATAAGAAGCGCCCAGAGTGACGACGGACTTCTTAAATTTTCAGGAAATAAACCAGAACCGGGAAAAAGATATAATAAAGTAGAAACTGAGAAATTTGTTTTTGTAGATAAAAACAACAATAAAATTAGATACAATAGTTTAATGTCCGACATTAAAAAAGCCGGACTAAACGCAGAGAAACTTTTTTTACCTTACCAACAAAAAGAATATTTAGCAGCAGAAAAAGTAACTCAAGAATTAAATAAAGCCCTGGGTTATACTAAACGTGGAAATACTAAAAGTGTATGGAACGTTCAACACATAGAAGGAATTGGTAAAAGTTTAGATAACGTTCATTTAACTTTTGGAACTGAAAATATTGCCGAAGGAGGAGCACGTAGAACTTTTGATGCGGCTTTTAAAAATGCAACAACTTTAAATGATGTGGGAAAAATTGGAGATGCTAATTATAAACCAGGTAAAAAAACTGCTGTTAAAAACTATTACAAATCTTTAGGACCAAATATCGTTGCAAAAATTGGTAAAAAAGCAATAGGAAAAGCACCTGCACTAACAGAATTATTATCAAGAGTTAAAGACGCTAAAGGAAATATTATTACCTCACCTAATATAAACAGAGTTATGGCTAACTTAAACCAATCAGATAAGGCCAATCTTAACCGTTTAGTAGAAAAACAAATTGCAACAGTTAAAAGATATGCATCTACAAATGGAATTCAATTAAATAGTTTTGCCGGAGTAGTTGATTTATCACAATCAGGTTTAAAAATGCCACCGGCAATTAAAAACGCTTTAAATACAATTGTAAAGTATGGAGGTAAAACTTTAAGAGGAGTAGGAAAAGGAGCCATAGTTTTAGATCCTATATTTGCAGCTTATGATTTTTCAACAGCTATAGATCAAGGAGCAGGTGGAAAAAATTCTTCTAAATATATGGTTAAAAGATTTGGAGAAAGTCTTCTTAATTTACCTGATCTTGTTGCAAGTGGCGGAAAATTTGTAAAAGATAAATTACAAGGTAAAGATGCAAAGTTTGAACAAGGCACTTTGTATGAACCTTTTGATTTTGCACAAAGAGGATTAAAAAAAGATTTAGCAGCAATGCCACAATCACAAAAAGTTAGAAATATTGCTAATAGAGATTTTGATGTTGGAATTGGTGCGAGTATGGGTATGGTGGATGATATGGAAATACCGGCATCAAGACAGAAAACAGAAGAAGCTAGACAAAAGTTTTTAAAAAGTCAAATGGGACCTTATTATAAATACGGCCTAGAAAATCTAGAAGAAAAAAAACCAAAAAAACTAAACTTGCAAAACAATGGAATATTTAGTATAAGGGCTAATAACCCGTACAATACATAAGGTGTGAACTAATTAATAGGAAAGAGATATGGCTGAAATAGACGATACAATATCAAACCAACCAATAAGCGACGATGCTTTTGTAGAAACAGAAGTTGCAACTCCAAATGAAGAAATAGAATCTTCTGAAGGTGTTGAAGTTACTATGGATGAAGAAGGTGGAGCCGAAATAGATTTCGATCCTAATTCATTATCTGGATCTGAATCCGATCAACATTTTTCTAACTTAGCAGAAATTATGGATGACCAATACTTAGACGAACTTGGTTCAACTCTTTATGATAAATACACTGAATACAAAGAATCTCGTGCAGACTGGGAACAGTCCTATAGAGAAGGTTTAGACTTATTAGGTTTCAAATATGCAAGACGTACTGAACCTTTTAGAAATGCGTCCGGTGTTAATCACCCGGTTCTTGCAGAAGCCGTTACACAATTTCAAGCACAAGCTTACAAAGAATTACTACCAGCAGATGGTCCAGTTAGATCACAAGTTTTGGGAAATTTAACAAACGAAAAACAAGATCAAGCAACTAGAGTTAAAGATTTCATGAATTATCAAATCATGGATCAGATGAGTGAATACGAACCAGAGTTTGACCAAATGCTTTTCTATTTACCTCTGTCCGGTTCTACTTTTAAGAAAATTTACTACGATGATTTACTTGGAAGAGCTGTTTCAAAATTTGTACCAGCAGATGATTTAATTGTACCTTATTCTGCAAATTCTTTAGAAGATACCGAAGCAATTATACATGTTTTAAGAATGTCCGAAAATGAATTAAGAAAACAACAGGTTTCAGGTTTTTATAGAGACATAGAATTAGGAAATCCTCCAGTTACTGAAAATCAATTGGAAAGTAAAAAATTAGAACTAGAAGGAATTACTAAAGATGGACAACAAGATCAATTTAACATTTTAGAAATGCATCTTGATTTAGATTTAGAAGGTTTCGAAGATATGGGAGAAGAGAATGAGCCAACAGGAATTAAAATTCCTTACATTGTAACTATTTTAGAATCTACTAATAAAATTTTATCTATTAGAAGAAATTATACAGAAAAAGATCCTTTAAAAGAAAAAATAAAATACTTTGTACAATTTAAATTTTTACCAGGTACAGGTTTTTATGGTTTTGGTTTAATTCACATGATTGGTGGTTTAACTAGAACTGCAACAGCTGCTTTAAGACAATTATTAGATGCAGGAACTTTAGCAAACTTGCCCGCTGGTTTTAAAACTAGAGGAATAAGAATTAGAGATGATGCGCAACCTTTACAGCCAGGTGAGTTCAGAGATGTTGATGCTCCAGGTGGAAATATTAAAGATCAGTTTATGCAGCTTCCATTTAAAGGACCTGATCAAACATTATTACAATTAATGGGTGTAGTGGTATCCGGCGCTCAACGATTCGCGAGCATCGCTGATGCACAAGTGGGTGATATGAACCAACAAGCTGCCGTCGGTACGACAGTAGCGCTTTTGGAGCGTGGATCTAGAGTTATGTCAGCTATTCATAAAAGATTATACGTAGGTCTTAAGTCAGAATTTAAATTATTAGCTGAAGTATTTAAAACTTACTTACCAGCAGAATATCCTTACGATGTTCCAGGGGCTTCAAGAAATATTAAAGTTAAAGATTTTGACGACACGGTAGATATTCTACCGGTTGCTGATCCTAACATTTTTTCTCAAACTCAAAGAATATCAATGGCGCAAACACAATTACAATTAGCACAATCTAATCCGCAACTACATGATTTGTATCAAGCGTATAGATCTATGTATAATGCTATAGGTGTAAAAGATATAAATGCAATTTTACCTCAACCTCAAGTACCTACTCCTATTGATCCAAGTTTAGAAGAGATTGCAGCAATGGCTGGAACACCTTTTCAAGCTTTTCCAGGACAAGATCATAAAGCACACATTGATTCTCACTTAAGTTTTATGAGATCAAACATGGTACAAAATAATCCAGTGGTTATGGGCGCATTACAAAAAAATATTCTAGAGAGAATATCTTTAATGGCACAAGAGCAAATTCAAATGGAGTTCAGAGAAGAATTACAACAAGCTCAACAAATGCAACAAGCTATTCAAGCTAATCCACAGAACCAACAACTAATTCAAGAAGCAACTCAATTAACTAATACAGTTAATGCCAGAAAAGCAGTTTTAATTGCTGAAATGACTAAAGATTATATGAACGAAGAAGAACAAATTACAGGTGGTTTTGGTGGAGATCCTTTGATCAAGTTAAAAGCAAGAGAAGTGGATCTTAAAGCAAAAGATAACCAAAGAAGAGAAGATGAAGGTCAAGAAAGAATTAACATAGATAAGATGAAAGCTATGATGAATCAATCACAACACGAAGATAAGCTAGAACAAAACGAAGATTTAGCTGAATTGCGTGCAGATACGTCTTTAACTAAACAAATTATGGCTGACGAAAGTAAAAGACATGATTTTGGTAGAAATTTTAGAAAAAAATAGATATAATAAAACCTTAAGGAGAAAAATATGGACAAAGACTGGCAAAGAGGATCTGGATACGTTAAAGCACCTAAGATTGTAAAAAATTTAGGCGTTGGAAAAGATGGCTACCAAACCGGTGGTATTAATATTTCTAAACTAGTACCCAACCCAACTGAATCTCAAACTATTACTGTAAAAGGTACTAGAAGAATGAGAGCTGATAAGAAACCTGTAAAAGCTACTTGGTACTAACATGTGGTTCTCGGCAATTAAATTAGCCGTTTCTGCTGGTAGTAAAATTTACGCTAACAAACAGAGAACGAAAATGGCTATGTCAGATGCACAGCTTATGCATGCATCTAAAATGGCCGCTGGAACTGAAGCTTACCAAGGCAAGCTTTTAGAATCTAGACAATCAGACTGGAAAGACGAATTTATTTTAATTTTACTTTCGGTTCCGATCGTAATGTTGGGATGGTCTGTATGGTCGGATAATCCTGCGCATATGGAGAAAATGGAGTTATTCTTTGTACACTTTGGAAATTTACCGTTATGGTATCAAACAATTTTTGTTGGAGTAATTGCATCTGTCTATGGACTTAAGGCAACTCATCTGATAAAAGGAAAGTAACAAGGAGAAAATATTATGAGACAAAATAACGTAAGATCAAATGTTAGATTTCCATATGGAAAATCTGCAAAAAAACAAGGCGCTAATGATAGACTTGATGAATCTTTAGGATCAAGAAGAGGCAAGGAATCTACTAAATCACAAAGTTACAAATCTAGAAGAGACGAATCTAGAGGAGCTAGTAAGTAATGAACTCTGGAAGAGACAATTTATTAGAAGAAGTAGGAAGACTTAACGCAAGAAAAAATCCTAATGCTAATGACAAAGCTGAAAAGAAAAGAGTTATTGGTGAATTAAATAAAGGTTATAAAGACGGTGGACCTGTAATGGTTAATGTTACTACTAGAGGCCAAGGTAAAGTTATGTCTGGAAGAAAAACAAAAACTTATATCTGCTAATGGGAAAAATTAGCGCTGCAAAAACTATATTTGGATTAGCCAAAAAAGGTTTTGGAATGCTAGGTAAAAAACAAAAAACTACTGGCAAAGGTGCAATTAATTCTGTTGCACCAAAAGTAAACAAAACACCTTTAGACAAAGCTAAAAGTGGATTAGCTATTCAAACACAAAAAACAAAAGCATCTACTGCTAGATTAAAACAAACAACTAGCGAAATTAAAAACAAAGAACCTTTAACTTTTGAGTATAAAGGAAAAACAATTAGAAACAGCGATAAATAATGAAAAAATTAAAAGCACTATATAGAAGACTAGTAGACAAAATCTTTGGTAAAAGATGTGAGTGTGAAAGACACATGAACATAAAGGTAACAAACACTTGTCCTAAGTGTAAGAAAGTACATGGCTAAATCAAAAGGCCTTTGGGCCAACATCAACGCTCGTAAAAAAGCTGGCACTTCAAGAAGTAAAAAAGATTCTACAATAACAAAGAAAGCTTACGCTAATATGAAAAAAGGTTTTCCTAAAAAGAAAGCAACAGCATAATGGCTACTGCAGCATGGACTAGAAAAGAAGGTAAAAATCCAAAAGGTGGATTAAATGCTAAAGGTAGAGCTAGTTATAAAAAAGGAACTTTAAAAGCACCCTCAAAAGAGGTGGGTAATAAAAGAAGAGCTTCTTTTTGTGCTAGAATGGGCGGTATGAAAAAAAAACTTACCTCTGCTAAAACAGCTAGAGATCCTAATTCAAGAATTAATAAATCATTAAAAGCGTGGAACTGTTAATGAGAGATACTAAAGTACTTGAAACTTTCTTTAAAAACAACTACAAGAAAATAAAAGAAATGAGTCTTTTTAGAAATTTAAAAAAAGAAGTTAATTCGGGAGCTCATGGAACACAAGACTATATAATTAAAAAAGGTCCTAACAAAGATAAGGTGGCAAAAAAATGAGAGAAGCAATATTAACAGCACTGGAAGATAGGTATAATGCACAGATATCAGAAGCAGATGCTACACTTAAAATTTACTTAGAAAATTCTGTAGGTATTGGAGAACATCCACAGCACATAGATGAAGTAGATAAACAAATAGAAAAGATTGCAAATTCTGAAGAAAAACTAACAGTATTGCAACAATTTAAACTGTAAGGAGAGAAATGGACGATATAACACTAATAGATAAGATAAGAACAAGAATGAAGGCCACAAAACAAAGTATCAGTGAAGCAATGTTAGCGGGTGCTGTTGACAACATGGAAAAATACAAGTATATGTTAGGACAGGCACATGCCTACGAAATAATATTACAGGAAATCTCTAACCTGCTAAAACCAAAGAAGGAGCAAGATGAGCAAGGAAACGTTATCGACATCGGCAAAGGAAATACCAAAAATTAAATTGGGCCTTGAAGAAAAATACGAAGAAGAGAACCAATTACAATCAATAGACGCGAAAGAACCTTTATCCCCAGAAAATATTGGAAGCGATACTGTTGATCAATTACCTAATCCAAGTGGATATAGAATTTTAGTTTTACCTTTTACACCAAAAGAAAAAACTAAAGGTGGAATTTTATTTTCTCAAGAATCTTTAGATAAAGCAAGAATAGCTACAACATGTGGTTATGTTTTAAAAATGGGAGATTTAGCATACAAGGATAAAGAAAAATTTAATGAACCTTGGTGTAAAAAAGGAGATTGGGTTATTTTTGCTCGTTATGCGGGTTCAAGATTACCAATAGAAGGTGGAGAAGTGCGTATACTTAACGATGATGAAGTTTTAGGAACTGTTAAAGATCCTGAATCTATCCTTCATTTAATTTAACAACATAGGAGATACTATGCCAGAAGACATAAACTTAAAAGAAGACCTAATTGATGTAGGCGAAGAAAAAGGTGCTGAAATTAATTTAGATGATAAAGGAGAACCAGAAAAGATTGAGACTCCTGTAGAAGAAAAAATAGAAGTTGAACAAGTTCCAGAAGATAAATCTTCTGAGAAAGAAACTAAACTTAAAAAAGAAGAAGGTAATGAGTTAGAAACTTATGGAGCTAGCGTTAAAAAACGTATTGCTACCTTAACTCGTAAAATGAGAGAAGCTGAAAGACAAAAAGAAGAAGCTGTTCATTTTGCTCAAGCAACTAAATTAGATAAGGATAGATTAGAAACTAAACTTTCTACTTTAGATAAATCTTACGTTAAAGAATTTGAATCAAGAGTTACTACTAATATGGATGCTGCAAGACAAGCATTAAAAGTATCTATTGAAGCAGGAGACGTAGATGGTCAAGTATTAGCACAGGAACGAATTGCTACACTTGCTCAAGACGCTTCTAGATTAGGTGCCTTAAAAACACTTAATGAGGAGACTGTTCAAGACGTTAAAAAAGATATTCAACCACAATCTCAACAATACCAACCACCAAGAAAACCTAGAACAGACCCTAAAGCAGAGTCTTGGGCTAAAAATAATGCTTGGTTTGGTGAAGATTCAGCGATGACCAACACCGCTTTTGATATTCACAGGGTACTTGTTGAAGAAGAAGGGTATGATCCAAAATCTGACGAATATTATGAAGAAGTTGACAAAAGAATAAGAGTTGATTTTAGTCATAAATTTGATAAGATAGAAGATAATTCTACAGAAAGAACAAGACCTGTTCAGAATGTAGCATCGGCTAAACGTTCAGCCACATCAGGACGCAGAAACACTGTGAAACTCTCGCCTTCACAGGTAGCAATTGCTAAAAGATTAGGCGTGCCATTAGAAGATTATGCAAAACAATTAAAAATCACGGAAGGAGTATAGCATATGGAAAACGAAAAAATAAAAACTTCACGTGCGAGTTCTACTAGAGCTAAAGAAGCTAACAAAACTACATGGACTCCACCCTCATCACTAGATGCACCAACTGCGCCAAACGGCTACAGACACAGATGGATAAGAGCTGAAACTATGGGATACAATGATTCGAAAAACATAGCAGCCTCTTTAAGAGAAGGATACGAGCTTGTAAGAGCTGATGAATATCCTGATTTTGATTATCCAGAAATGACTGAAGGCAAATTCGCAGGAGTCATCGGAGTAGGAGGCCTATTGCTGGCTAGGATACCGGAAGAAATCGCAAAGCAAATTGAAGCTTATTATGATAGTAAGACTAAAGAAAAAGACGAAGCTATCAACAACGATCTTATGAAGGAAAAGCAAGCAGGAATGAGATTCAGCAGTGAATCAAACTCCCGTGTAACTTTTGGTGGTACAAAGAAAGACTAATTATTTAGTAATTCCTAACCAACAGAAAAATATAAATCAATCCGTGACTGGAGGTCTGAAAGGACAGGTCACATAAGAAAAGGAAAACAAATATGGCTAATACAAATACAGCTGGATTTGGACTAAGACAGACTATGACAGTTGGAAGTACTCCAGCTACCGGTGGTCAATCTGAGTTCTCTGTTCAGTCACTATCTACATTACCAAACGACATGTTAAAAGGTGATCCTGTTGGATATCAAACAACTGCCGGCACTCATGGTGCTACAGTTGGTTTTATTCAAGATGTCACTTTTGCAGGTGCAAACGATGATACATTAACAGGAGTAGCTTGGACAACCGCGCTAACTCCAGTAGTTGGTGTGTTTAACGGTGGTTTTTGGAATGCTACTACAACTAATAAACCAACTTGGGGAAATTACATTCCAGCTGGTACAACTAGTTCAGTAGATTACAATACCGGCGTAGCAGGCATCACGGCGTTTGTTAACACTAACCCAAATCAAGAATATACTGTAAGAACTTCTGCAGCTCTAACTCCCGGTTTTACGGAATTAGGAAATACTGAAGCTTACAATTTGATTGATCAACCAGCAACAGGACAAGTGGAAGGCCAATCGGCTTGTACATTAAGTTCAGCAGCTGTGGTTTCTAGTGGAATGTTCTTCGTTAATAAATCTGCAAATACTGCAGGTCAAACGACTGACGCCGCAGGCTATGACGTAGTAGCTTCATTTAACCCAGCAGCAATGTTGTATAATTAATCACGAATAGGAGAAAATAAACATGGCAATATCAAGAGCACAACTAGTTAAAGAACTAGAACCAGGTTTGAATGCACTATTCGGACTTGAATACAAACAGTATGCTAACGAGCACGCTGAAATTTTTGACACTGAATCATCTGACAGAGCTTTCGAAGAAGAAGTAATGTTATCTGGTTTCGGTAATGCATCAGTTAAACCTGAAGGCCAAGGCGTTCAGTATGACGATGCACAAGAAACTTTCACAGCACGTTACACAAATGAAACAATCGCTTTAGCGTTTGCAATCACAGAAGAAGCTATCGAAGATAACTTGTATGACAGACTTGCGTCTAGATATACAAAAGCGCTAGCAAGATCTATGGCGAACACTAAGCAGGTTAAGGCAGCAGCAGTATTGAACAATGCGTTCACTGCAGCTTTTGCAGGTGGTGATGGAGTAGAACTTTGTTCTAACGTTCACCCAACATTAGCAGGAACTTTCTCTAACGAGTTAGCTACTCCCGCTGATCTTAACGAAACATCTTTAGAACAAGCGTTAATTGATATCGCAGCGTTCACTGATGAAAGAGGCCTAAAAATTGCAGCTAGAGGAATGAAAATGATTATTCCTTCTGAGTTACAATTTACTGCTGACAGATTAATGAAATCTGAAGGACAGACTGGTACAGCAAATAATGACATTAATGCAATCAAAAACATGGGGATGATTCCTCAAGGTTACGTAGTTAATCACTACTTAACGGCTGCAAAAAAATGGTTCATTAAAACTGATGTTCCAAATGGTCTTAAGCACTTTGTTAGATCACCTATCAAAACTTCTATGGAAGGTGACTTTGACAACGGTAACGTAAGATACAAAGCTAGAGAAAGATATGTATTTGGATTTTCTGATCCAAGAGGCGTATTCGGATCTAACGCAGTATAATTAATATATAATTTAAAAAAGGCGGCTTTACAGTCGCCTTTTTTTTAACTATAACAAAAGTGTGAAAATGAAAAAAACTTCCATAAATATCTGGGCCTATAGTCATCATGCAAAATTTATTATTGAGCATGAGCTAGATACGCCTGAAAGTGTAGAAAAAGCAATACTTGACAAACTAGGAAAAAACAGTATAGTGTGGGAGAATCTCGGAAGCAACTATAATGACGGGATAAGTCGAATAACTTATGAAGAGGTTATAAATGATACA